AGGTTGACGAAGCCGTCGAGGCGGCGCGGAAGCGCTGGCACGTCTGCGCTTTCTTCGCTGATGTTAACGAGTGGGAAGAGCATACGAAGGTATCGTGGCGCAACCTGTTCGAGGCAGACCTCCCTGTATGGTCGGTTCCGGCGGGCCGCGATCCGCAGCCCGTCGCCTGGGACATGAGGTCGCACGTCGCAGAATTCACTATGGCTTGCGAGATGGTACTGAGCGAAGTTGAAGAAGGCAGTTTCGTGCACGACGGTGATAGCTTCCTCGGGCGGCACGTCATTAACGCCCGGCGTCGCCCCAACCGCTGGGGAATCAGCATCGCCAAGGAGAGCCCGAAGTCATCGCGCAAGATTGACGGCTGCGTTGCGATGATTATGGCCCGCCACGCGCGGAGGCTCGTACTAAGTAGCAAGACATTCAAGGAACAGAAGCAAGAAGCCGAGCGTGCCGGCAAGCGATCAATTTGGAGTTTCAGCTGATGAGAAGATTTAAGTGTTACCGACCAAATCCTCCTGCCGAGTACCTAGAACAGGCCGTTGCCAATCCCCCTGATCAGGTACAATTCGAGGGCGTTGTCTTTGAAGACGGGACGGTCTGCCAGCATTGGCTGACTATCGGCCGATCGCATGTCATCTGGCAGTCATTCGATGACCTGATGAAGATTCATGGACATCCTGAATATGGCACGTACTTCGAGTGGCTGGATGGTGAAGTATGATACTAGACTTGCCAGACGTTGCAGAGCTAGCGAATCAGATGATGGTGATTCGAGCGAATGAGCAGGTTCGCCTGGACCTGATCAGCCGGTACATGCGCGGCAGACACGCTAAGCCGTACGCTCCCAAGGGCGTCAATGCTGAGTATCGCTGGATCATGAAGAATTCCAAGCGCAACTTCCTGCCGCTCGTAGTCTCTGTCATCTCGGAGAACTTGCATGTGGACGGATACAAGCCTTCTGGCGAGACGACCATCGAGACGGCCTCCAGCATAGATGTCGACCCCATGTGGAACACCTTCCGCGCGAACCGCATGATATCTCGCCAGCACGGCGTTCACCGCGCGGTATGCAAGTACGGTACTGCCTACGTGGTTGTTCTACCTGGGAGCATGTCGACTGAGGAAGAGCTTGAAGCTGGCGGCGAAGTCAACGTGCCGGTGATGAGGCCAGTCTCTCCGCGCCGGATGACGGCGTTCTATCTTGATGACGTCGACGACGAGTGGCCTCAGTGCGCGATCGAGGTTCGCGTCGCTGGAAATCCAGCGCGTCCGCAAAACCAGCGTATCATAGCCAGCCTTTACGACGAGTCGGCTCGCTACATACTGACGAGTAAGGCAGGCGTGCAAGGTTCGGCCTCCACGAACATCTCGCTTCAGATAGCAGAGCCAGGCGACCCCTTCCTCAACGGGCTGTCGCCTATCTCAATGCACAACCTCGGTATCTGCCCGGTCGTACGCTTCCTGTACGAGGCCGATCTTGACGGCGAAACTGACTGTTCCGGCGAAGTCGAGCCGCTCATACCGATCCAGGACCAGATCAACGCGACGACGTTCAACCTGATGATGGCCGAGCAGTACGAGGCGTTCAGGCAGCGCTGGGTCACCGGCATGAGCCCATCAGACGAGCTGGGGCGTGCTAAGCCGCCGTTCCAGCCGGGTGTCGATCGTGTCTGGGCGGCCGAGGACCCCGCTACCAAGTTCGGTGACTTCAACGAAGCCAAGCTCGAACCATACATCGACGTACGCGAAGCCAGTATCCGTCACATGTCTACAATCTCGCAGGTGCCGCCGTATCATCTCCTCGGCCAGATTGCTAACCTCAGCGCCGAAGCCCTAGCCGCCGCGCGGGATGGCCTGGATCGCAAGGTCGAGGAACTGCAGAGCACGCTCACCGATCCCTGGCGCAATAGCTTCCGGCTTAACGCGCTGGCCGCTGGCGACAAGGCGGGCTGGTCCGACCTCAACGGCGAGGTCGTCTGGCGCGATACCAGCGCACGCGCCTTCAGCGCCACGATCGACGGGCTCGGCAAGGCGGCACAGATGCTAGGCATACCGGCCGAGGAGCTATGGCGCCTCATACCGGGCGCGACCGCCGACGACGTCAACCGCTGGGTGCAGGCAAGGCAGGAATACCAGGCCAAGGACGTTGTCAAGAACGCGGTCGCGGCAGCGCTCCAGTCTCAGCCGCAGTACGCCAATGTTCAGCAGCAGATTGGCGGAGGCCCCGGCGGCGGCGGTATCCAGTCATCATTGCCAGTCCAGATTCCGGCTGGTACTCAGGGCCAGGTGACAGGAGTTGCCAAGGCCAAGGAATCCAAGCCAGCCACAGGCGGTGGAGGCGTGAATGTCCACTAGCACGGATACGACCTTCGACCGTAAGCCTCAAACTGACCGGGACGCGATTAGAGGGCGCGAGAACCCTAAGCCCGCATCGACCCCTCAGCGCGGGCGTCTAGCCCGCCCTACTCCGCGCCGGTTCGATTTCACTGGCACGTCCGATCCGCTGAACGCGATAGCTCCCGACCCGCCGACCTATCTCACGACCGACTTCCAGCAGAAGCAGGGCGCGGTCAGGGATTTCGTCTCTAACTCGATCAAGGCGATGTGGGACCAGCATATCGACCCTGAGCAGTTCTCGGCGAGCTGGAAAGACCTAGGCCCAGTCATCAAAACGCTCATAGCCCAGCACTTTGACGCATCGGCCGCAAACGGCGCTGACTTCTACCGCAACCTGTCTGTGGTCAACGGCCTGCCTTTCCCGCGCGTGCAACCGGCACGATTCTCGGGCCAGCATCTCAACAGGATGGCTGGTTCCGTCGCAAACGGCTCCTTCTATCACCAGCTGAATACGAAAGGAGCTGATCCGGGCTCAGCGTCGGATTCCGCGCGCAATACACTGTCTGGCGCTGGCGCCCGGTTTGCCCTGAACGGCGCGCGGAATACGGTAACTGGAGCTGTCGCTAATGACCCGAATGCAACTGGCTGGGAACGGCTTCTTGAACCGGGCGCCTGTAGCTATTGTACGGCGCAGGCCGCTAAGGGCCCATTTAGCTCCGGCAATACCAGTTTTCGAGCGCACGATAACTGCGCTTGCCTCGCTATGCCTGTCTTGCGCGGAGCTACCATGAATCCCAACTCGGGCCTTCGCGACGAGTGGAACAAAATAACAGGAACATTTACCGGCAAGGAAGCGAGAGCTGCCTGGGATAGATATTGGAGTGAACATGGCGACGACCAAAACACCACCCCATGAGACCACAGAAGGACGCAAGAAGCTGGGAGCGCAAGGCAAGGCGCTTCCGAATCCAAGCGGAGGGGCTCCGCGCTACCCGGTGCCTAACGTCGAATACCTCAAGAAGGCGATCAAGGCTGTTGGCCGCGGTTCGGGCGACCACTCCACGATACGCCGCTACCTGATTCGTCGCGCTAACGCACTCGGCGCGCGGAACCTGATACCCGATAACTGGAACGCAGACGGGAGTACAAGTTAATGGGAGATGCACGATGACAAAAGCAGGCGCAGGACTTATGGCGGCTCAGCCCGGAGACAAGTTCAAGTACGATCACCCTAGTGGTTTCGGCTATGGCGAGCACAACAAGAACGCGGCCGGATTCGGCGAGATGACCGCCGAGATGACCGAGCTAGATCTCAAGGACGGAATGGGCGTTACATTCGTAGACTTCGACGTAGACACCGGATGGCCCATCGTCAGCTGGACTGATAGCACAGGAATCAACCGCATCACTACGATCGACGAACAGTACGTCGATCTATTCCCACCCGCGTAAGGAGACGAAACATGCCACTACTCAGCGCCGGACAGCTTTTCCAGTACGCAGAGCAGCAAGCTCTCAATGCGGTCTTCCTCAAGGCCCAGAGCCCAGCTATCGCAGCCACGTACATGGCACTGGACACATCAGCTACATCGGGCGCAATCAACTCGACGGCGACGACGATGGCTGATGCCTCACTTCACGAGTACGCGACCGCGAGCGGGTACGCGCGCCAGAGCTACGGCCCAGTCAGCGCTACGGCTGCGAGCCCGTCGGTCATCTACAACACGGGCCAGCTCACCTGGGGGCCGTTCACGTCCGCGCCAGGCACAGCCAACTGGGGCATTGCCTGCGACGCGGTATCAGGCACTGCAGCTCATACCATCGCGGCGTTCCTGCTGGCGTCCTCGCGGACACCGGCTATCGGGGACTCGCTCCAGGCGGCGGCTGGTACGGGCTCTGCCGGTGTAGGGTTCCTGTGCCAGGTGTAGCGGGCCGATCATTCGGGGTTAGCCTTGCGGTAGCTAACCTCAACATCGCGCGGATGTGGCCGTGTAGCGCTTTCGTCATGCCCGGAATTGCGTGCGGCGCTACACCGTCATCAAAGTATCTGCGTTTCTGCGGAGTACAGAGCCATTCACGGACGGTATGGCTCTGTCCGATTCACGCTGGACTAGTTATATGTGGAGGTGCTATCTGCAAGGAGTGCGCGCAGCGCGGAGGCATTAACCGATTTGTCAGTATTGAACGGCTTACGGAGCCTGTTCGCTTGTAGGCAATTCAATTGTAGATGGGAGGTGACCTGTGACTGCAACTCTTGCCTATTCTAACCTCCAGGTCACCACCACCGCCACCGCGCTAACTAGCACTAGCTTTACCCCGCAGACCGGCGACATCATCGTTGTCAAGCTCATTGCTATGGACTCCAGCGCCGTGTTCAGTACTCCGACTGGCGGCGGGTGGACGTACACC